ATGTGCCAATTTCCGTCGTTTTTGAAATCCGGAAGAGTTGTGCCACGCAAAAAAGATTTTAGACACGGGATCGAGAACTGCGATAAAAATGCAACGATTGAATTTGTTGCCTCAGCGTTCGTAAGGTCTCTCTCTGCCGTTTCCTTGGCAAATTTCGTTAGCTCAGCGCACACGAATTCGAGATGTCGCGATGAGTCGGCCTTATCTGCTTCGAAGTTTGTCTCGGGGAGATGAGTAACCTTATAGACCCCGTTTTCTTTGATTAAATATTTGTCTTTAGCTAACCGCTGCAGGACAATGTTTACAGTTCGACTCGGAATTTCTAGGCCGCAGATTTCTCTTAACCCTGCCGCCACCGACGTATCGTTCACGACATCAGGCTTTGTTTTTGATAACACTTGAATTACATACGGTCGCAAATATTCAAGATAATCTTTACCATCGTCGATATTCACCTTTAACATCGCCAAGCTTGCTAAGGTAGTTGCGCTGTCCATCGACACCCCCAGATCTTTCAATTCTTTCTTTTTCATTGGATCAATTCAACTCGGTTCCGCAAGTGCGTCAGCAATACCGCGCAATCCCTTCTCTAATTAGTAAGTTCTTTTATTAAGAGCACGTCTTCTATGGGCATTCCAGATGCATTGATGCGAATTGATCAGCGCACCAGTAATCCGACATCGGACACAGGCCATGGTTAACCCTGCACAGTTGAGTAAGTTTACTGGCAGAATGTCACTGCTGGCTAACAGCCACTCCTTGTATAAGCTCAGTGTACGGTCGAGTTGCTTCAACAGCAAGGAAAAGGTTCTGTTTGGCACTTAGAAAGTCACTTCCCCGGAGGCCCGGCGGGCGAAAACTGTTGTTAATCTCGAAGAGATTAACAATATGAGACGACAATCTATCCTGCCTCCAAAACCTAAACTCCCAATCAACCGTCTTCAACACGTTCGATCCTTCTGCTATGAAGCGTGCATAGGTACCGGCGCAATATCTCAGCAGCCACGTGACGTCAAACTGGTTGTGCATTGTGGGTACTCGACGCTATTTCTATTAGTAAGCCTTATAGGCACAGGAACATTTCGGTGCCTGAACCACTGGCCTGACGTAGCCACGAGGTCTCATTCACTTTCGTTTGGAGGCATCCATGGATCAACAAGCTCCTAATGTGGCTGTCGAACGCCGTGCATCGAGTAGTCGTCCAGGTGTGCAATTCATCAGACTAAAGGAAGTGCTTGCCATCTGCGGCAGATCGCGCAGCAGCATCTACGAGGCAATCAAGAAAAGAAAATTTCCCGAAACCGGTGAAGCTGCAAGGCAGGTCGTCGGCCTGGATCAGATGTGAAGTCGAACAGTGGGCAGTCCAGTGCATCCGCGCCAGTCGGCCTGATTCGTAACGCAGCACGTGGAGAAAAAAGGTCGTCCTGACGCACTCCGCGATTTCGTCATGACGAAATTTGGACGCCACCGACATAGCCGGCACCGGCCTCAATCCGCGCCAACTTGTCCCAATACTCAGGGCAGCGGAGCCGTTGGCCATCGCACCAAGTCATAGCTGGTACTACGACCACCAGCGCCGGAACGCTGCAGGATGCCTAGTTCAACCAACTCGTTGATATCGCGTAGCGCAGTGTCGGTCGACGATTTTGCGAGTGCCGCCCACTTGCTGCTAGTGAGCTTGCCCTCGAAGCCATCCAGCAAACGATTGATGATCTTGACCTGCCGTTCATTCAGCGCAACGCCCGAGACCCGCTGCCAAAAGTGGGCCTTCTCCAGCACGGAATCAAGCGCATGATGGGCCAAGCCCACAGCCTCGCCGAGCATCTGCAGAAACCATAGCAGCCATTCGGTCACGTCCACGCCCGCCTTTTGCGTGCGTTCGAGGATGTCGTAGTACGCCTTGCGCTCGCGCTGGATCTGCGCGGACAAACTGTAGAATCGCTGCGGACTGCCATCGGCACGCGCCAGCAGCAAATCGCCGATGGCCCGCGCGATACGGCCATTGCCATCGTCGAACGGGTGCAAGGTCACGAACCAGAGGTGTCCCAACCCGGCGCGAATCAGGGCCGGCTCCGCCTGGTCCGGTGCGTTGACCCATGCAAGGAAGTGCTCCATCTCGCCAGCCAGGCGCTGTGCCGGTGGGGCTTCATAGTGGACGCGTTGCCGTCCTATGGGCCCGGACACGACTTGCATCGGACCGTGCGCATCGTCGCGCCACGTGCCAGTGCTAATCTTGCTGAGGCCAGAGTAGCCGGTCGGGAAGAGCGCGGCATGCCAGCCAAACAGGCGTTCCCGCGTTAATAGCGATGCGCTGTTGATGGTAGCATCGAGCACCATCTCGACCACGCCCTCGACATGCCGGTCCACAGGCGCCAGCGAACCGATCTCGACGCCCAGGCGCCGGGCGATCGATGAACGTACGGAGGCGACATTCAGATGCTCGCCCTCGATTTCGCTGGTCTTGATGACGTCGTCGGTCAATGCGGCTAGACTGGCCTGGTCGCGCAGGCCCAGGCCGATGTCGGCAAGCCTGCCGAGCAGCAGACCCTGACGCTGACTGACCTGCGCAAGCGGCGACACCAGCGCCGCCAAGTCATAGCGCCAGTTTGGCCAGTCCGGGGCCTGCCAAATATAGATGTAATCGCCGCAGTTCATGCGGTGATTGTACGGAGTAATCGCCGCATTGCCAACTTTTGAATAATTGAGAAAGCTTAAACAGGTAGGCGACCGCACAAAACGAAAAAGCCCTTGAAATTCAAGGGCTTTTCAACCAATTCTGGCGGAAGCGGTGAGATTCGAACTCACGAACGGGTTCCCCCGTCGGCAGTTTTCAAGTCTACAGACTTAACCTTTTCAGATCAAGGGCTTACCCAAACTTCATTTCCGCAGCAAGTCGGATTTTGGTCCGATTTTCCCCTTATTTTTCAATGGGTGCGCGCGAGGTTGCGGAAACGATTTTGGCGCAAAAATGGCTCGAAAAGCCAGGCTGCTGAGGTTGATTTCGCGAGCGCCGAATCCATGCGCAGGCAAGGCCCTTGCGCCACCTCCCCTGCTTAGTTGACGCCTGCCAAGTTGCTTTAAACCCAACACTGCGATGATCCCCTCATCAATACAGGAGGGGCCATGCAGAAAGAAATCTATCGAGCGAAAAGCGTCATCTATACAGGGAATGTTAGCGACCTGGAGGGCCATGAGCCATTCGGCGATGGCGAGTGCGTCGCGCTGCCCAAGGCTGTCACAGACGTCGGGCACACCGGCTTATGGCGCCCGGGCCCGCGCGTGGTTGACCTGAGCTACCTGAACCCAGGCACGGTTATCGCCAATTTTAAGTTCGATAAAAAAGGCGTCGGGCGATTCCCAAATCAGCACGGCTATCACGCAGCCCTCTTCATTGAGTTCGGCGCTCGGAGCCAATCAACCGGTCGGGCCACACAAATCTGGATGATGGACCAGTGGCGAAACCGCAAGCCAAAAAATATCGTGCACGCGCGTTACGTGATCCCTCGCGGAGACAAATCTTTTGCACAAGGGAATGCGTACGCCGACTCCGAGAACGCGGATCAGTTTTACGTGGTAATCGTATGAGAGCCCTGGCCTTAGCTTTCCTCTTTGCGGCGCCGGGCGCGCTGGCCCAGGTTATCGAGTGCCCGAAATTCTACCCATGGCAGGACACACCGATGTCCGAGACCCCATATCAACACAAGGGGAAAGGATTTGTTGCGAAGGCGAAGTTGGCTGGCGCCGGGATGTTCACCGGAGAGGCGAACGGCCGTGAAGAGCTGGTGGGCGACGGTAGAAAGGTGAAGGGCGGTTGGGACGTGCGGCACGGCTTCGCCGGCGGCGAGACGAAGTGGCTTGTGTGCTCGTACGGTAACGGGGATATCACCTGGTGGGAGCAGCTGGATCCGAAGATTACTAGCTGCACCCTCCAAACGCGGGAGCGTGGGCGTGACCCGATGGACGTCAAGGCGACATGCAAGTGATGGGCGAGAGCGACGGGCGGACCGATTTAGTGACTGCAAGCCGGGTCGACCTGGCACTCATCCTGCTGCCGCTGGTCGGGTGGCTGGCGACGTCTGTCACCCTGGCGGTAAGCGGGGTGCCGGCGGAAGTGGCGGTGCGGGTGCTTGCTTCGCCACTCCAGCGCCGGGATTACACGGTGTAGACCTCGCGCGGCTCGGATCCTGCGATACAGGCCTTGCCGAGCCTGGCGCGAATCTCCTGGATCGGCAATACGCGCCTTCCAACCTCACCATACAACTTGGAGCGCAGCACGATCGTGATCGACTTCCGATTGCGGTAGCCGGCGTCGTGCGCCCACTTGTCGAGTGCCGCCAGGTGGTTGAACGACTCGACGAAGACACCCGGATGCTCCTTCATCACCATGCCGTGATGCACGTGGCCGATGTCGACGTAGTGGAACTCGGTTTCGCCGTAGTCCTTCCGGTAGTCATTCGTCATGACGTGCGCCAGCTGCGACGGCCGGCACTTGTCCGAGTGGTGCGTCATGACCAGCGTATTACCCATGCGGTAGGCGATGAAGACTGAATCGTTGTTCAGCACGTGCACGCGGCCGGTGTGCCCGTACGCCACCCGCAGCAGTTCCGCCATCCAGATGTCGTTCGTGCGGCTGTGGTTGCCTTGGTTGACGATGATGTCGACGTGCTGCGCCTTGGTCAGCGCCTTCTCGACGATGAAGCGCATCACCCGCGAGTACACCTTGATCATCTTCGGGAAGCGGGTGTCGCAGTCCAGGCGGTGCCGGCTGGCTTCGGTTTCCCCTTGGAAATTTTCGTAATGGGTTGCGTCACCGAGATCGTTGATCACCAGGCGCTCGCAGGAGGGCAGTTCGTCGATCAAGATGCCGATCGCGGCGCACAGTTCTTGCTCGGCGATCTTCAGGTCGAAATTCTCACCAACCTCGTTCGCATGAGCTAGCATGCCCAGGTGCGCGTCGCCGATCTGGATCCAGGGGATCACATCCGACTGAAAGTCGAGCGGCGCCGGCGCAGCCGCCATCGGGCCGACATCCTCCAGGAACCCGGCGATTGCCTCGCGCATCAACTCGCGCTGCCGTTCCAGATCGATCGCAGACTTTACCCATTGACCGGTCGGCCTGCCGTCCTTGTCGTAGTAGGTCGAGACTCCCTTGACCAAGAAGCCCTCTGGAACGGTTCGGGTCATGTCGTGCGCCGGCGAATAGCCTTGGCGCGCGGCGGTCTTCTTCAGGCGCTCGATCCCTTCCTGCACTGCGTTCTTGTGCACCTTCAGCTCGCGCGCCGCGGCCCGCATGCTGCCCAGGCGGTTCGACGCCTCGACATACTGAGCCTGGCGCGGCGTCGGGCTGAACTCGAGCAGTCGCGGGTCGATGATTGGTTGCTTGGTCATGTGATCCTTTTCGATTAGATCAGCGCTGCTTCGGCTTCGCGGCGCAGCACCAGGCCGCGCAGCACTCGCCCGCCGCCGCGGTTCCATTTACGGATCTCGGCCGGGACATCAGTCCAGCGGTTTGCATTGACGCGCTTGCGCAGCGTGCTTGCCGCAAGATTGCCGGCGCCGAGATTGAAGGCGAAGTCGATGAGGGCGGCTAAGCGCTCAGGGGTATCGACGGCGGGACACAGGCGCAGCACCGCCGGCAGGTAGATCGTGCTGACCATCCACAGCAGCAGCGCTTCGGCGCGCTCGCGCGAGATTGCCAGATCCTTGAGCGTCACCCGGGCGCCGCTCTCGTAGTAGGTGGCGCCGTACCCGATCGACGGAATGCCCGCTGGGCAGAGGTACGGCAGCAGGAACAGTCCCTCGAAGCGCCGGGCCAGCGCCGCCGCCACGCGGACGGCAAGCGCTTCGAACTCGGCCCTGGTCATCACTTGCCCCGCTTCAGTAGCGCGCGATCCGCCACGAAGATGCCCAGCGCGGCGCCCACCAGCGCCCAGCCCTGCTCGTCCAGCGTCCAGTTGTGGCGGTACAGGTGCAGGCTCCAGAGCAGCATGCACTCGGTGGCCAGCATCGGGCGGATGATGCCGTTCCAGATGTCGACCACCGCGAACCCGGTCAGCTTACCCGTCAGCTCGACGGCCTGGCCGAACACGCCGGCATCGATGCGCGCCAGGTCCGCTTCGCCCTGCACCCGGATGGTCTGCACGCCCAGGTCGGCCTGCACCTTGATCGCTTCCATGTTGCGGCCGTGCGCCGCGGCGTCGAGTTCACCCTGCAGACGCAGGCGCTCGATCTCGTGCGAGTGGTCCTGCCGCGCAGTCATCCAGGACGAGATCTCGCCCCACATCATCCGGAAGACAGAGCCGCCGAAAAAGGAAATCAGAGCCGAGAACATTATTTGCCTCCAAGATTGCGAAGTTCGGTCGCGACATCCGCCAGATCGGCGTTCTGCCGTTTAGCGATGTAGTTGAAAAGCCAGCGCACGATCGCCCAACCCGGAAGGCCGCACGCGAACACCAGCCCGAACATGGCAACGAGGCCGATCGGGGTATTGGCCCAGGACTGCAGGCCGAAATGCTGGATCGCCGCGGCGCCACCACCGATCGATGCAACGACCGTCGAGATGATCCCGACCGCCCACTCCTTCGGGCTACGCGGCGTCATCGTGCACATGACGACGACGGAGGCCAAGCCTGCGCCGATCGCGCCTGCACCGGCCGCGCCGCCGATCAGCTTCCAGCCAGCTACGCCGGCAGCGGTGCCGGAAATTGGTTCACTCATGTTTTGCGCCTTCATTTGATCGGTGCAGGAAAAGAAAAACCCGCCGAAGCGGGTCCAGGTGGAGTCGGAGGCTTTCGCCAGCGCTGAATCAGGGATTTCGGTAAGTCGACCATGTGGAGGTCGATCGGGCGGACGCGGTGCATCATGGCGGGATCGAACAGGCGCACGCCGCCAGCCAGGACGATGGCGAAGACCAGATCGGAGCACCACCAACAGGTGTCATCGGACCAGTCCTCCGAATAGGTCAGCGGGATACCGATGGCGCCAGGCCAATCGTATTTTTTCGGCCTCGCCGGCGCCGCGGGTGCGCACTGCGCCTCAGCGAACGCAATCGCGGCATCGATGTCCGGAACCCATACGTGCATGTCCCGATAAACCGCAATCCCCTCCATCACCACGTCGACGGTGTCGGCGTGGCAGCCATGGGCCATCGAGGCCTCGTAAGCGCGGCCCTCGATGATCGCCAGGGCGTGACTGAACTGGCGCGAGCCGGCGGCGATGCCAACCGCCAGGCTGAGCGGGTTGTACGGCCAACGGCTGGTGAGGCGGACGGTGATGATCCCGCTGCGCATCACAGCCCCACAGGACGTTCGTTGGGCTGCACCTCGGCGTCGAGGATTTGCAGGGCCCGGCCGGTATCAATGACTCCAGCGGCTTCGAGCAGATGGACGCCTGCACGCGTGTCGGGGCGATCCAGGTCGATAAAGCTGGCCGCGGCGACGTCTGCCATGTTGGCGCGCAGCCGTGCCGCCTGCTTCCGATCCTCGAGCGCGGCGTTCGGATTGTCGGCGGCTGCCAGCTCGATCATCACCTTCTCGTCTGCCGTGAAGCGGTTGCGGAAGGCCAGGCAAGTAATGCGCCGCGTCGGCTGCAAGACAGCAGCCTGACGCGCTTCGATTTCCGCGATTTCTTCCGGCGTCGCATCTCGCAGGATGCCGTCTTCCATCACCTGAATTACAGCCGGCAGCGCCGGTTCTTGGCCGACATCGTCGGCAGTGGCTTGGTCGCTCATGTCACTCCTTTAGGTATTTTTGACGCCGTAGACGCGCACGGTGCCAGAGGCGATGCTGCCTGCGGTGAAGTAGAGACGGAACCCCGTTACGGCATTCACCGCCTCGTATACACCAGGCACGTCTACCGCGTTAATCTGGTTGCTTGCCGAGCCGCTGTAGCCAACTCCCCGTAGGTCCATGGGCTTGTAGTAGGTGCCATTGGCATCTTTGACAATGAGCGAGCCAGTAAAGGTAGTAAGTGTCAGTGCCAGCGAAGAAGTTGCGGTATTGACGACGTTCACGCCGCTGCCGGTTGCGTAACCGTAGACCGCCGCAGCATCAATCGCGCCCGCTTTGGCAAGCTGAAAATTCAAAGTGTCACCGGTAGACTGCGTCGAGCGGACGTTCTGCAGATCGATGATGTACTTGTCGTAGCCGCTTCCGTAAATGGTCAAGTAGTTAACTGCAGCTACCGCCGAACTAACCACTGTCGACCCAAGTAGCACCATTGAAGCGTTACCGGTGTCGCCCTTGTCGCCGATGCGGTCGAAGAACAGCATCAGCGTCTCACCGCTAATGAACGGCGATGCCGCGCCAGGCGTACTCCTGAAGGTCAGCGACAATGTGTTATAGCCGGTACCCGAACTGATGGAGGTAATATCGTAGACGGCGTATCGGGTGCCATCGAGCGAACTGATTTTGACGGTTGCCTTCACTGCGCTCGTCGAGATGACAGCGCTCTGGACATAGCCGTTGACCGCGTTTCCGCCTGCGCTTGCGGTACTGACGGTCAGTGACGTCGCAATGTTCACGTTCGCATTGTCGAGTCGCATCTTCCCGCTTCCGGGATCTGCAAGCTGGGTCAGGCCCGTGTCGAATTTGAACGGAATTGCGTACGCTCCGCCAGCCGCGATGCTGTTCAAGTTGGCGGCAAGCGCATTGGCCTCGGCACCCCAGGAGGGCAGCAGTTGCATGAAAGCCGCCATCAGATTGTCGAACGTCTGCTGGTCTTGGGTCCGCGCCGGCATTTGCGCTGGGTCGAGGAACTTGGTGATTGCCATTAAACGGCACCTCCGATGGTGAGATTCATGAGCGACCTTGTCGCGTACGGAATGGTGTTTTTGAAGCTTTCGTAGCGGCCGTAGACCGCCGTGCTGCCGTATGGACCACCGACCCACACAATCGGCTTCTGCCGAACCTCGAACAGGCGCGCCTGCAGGTAGTCAATCTGATCGTTGTCGACCATGACGTCGCAGCTCATTCGCTTGGCGTAGGGGCGGATCGTCGTGCTACTCGTGCCGTCGAAGTTGAATAGCGTGCTCGAGTAATCCTTGCCTTCGGTTGACAGACCCATCAGCGTCGGACCGAATTCGTCGGTTGGCCCAATTGCGCACATCCCGCACTTGGCCACGCCGCCGATCTTGCGCAGGCTGATCGTCACCAGGGCATTGGCGTAGACAGGGAGCTTCAAGGTGAAGAAGTAGTCTTTGCGCCTGATTCGCTTGAAAGCCCAGTTAAAGAAGCTGGAGCCCGAATTCGACTCGATCAGCGCCTTCGTTTCGCTGTAGACCAGCCCCTCAACCTTGTCGACCACGCTGATGCGCACCTCGTCGGCGTACAGGTTGCCGAGGTATAGCCCCTGGCTGATGGCTTGCGGCGACACCGCCATCAGGATCTCGTCCGGATTCGTGGTCTGGGTGTTGTTGTACTGGTCCAGCATCTTCCTGCGGTTGACGACCGTGCCCAGCGGTAACCACGACGCTGTATCGGTCAGCGGCTTCCCCACGTTGCCCGCGATCGCCGACTGATAAGTCAAGAATGTGACCGGGTCGTAGACCTGAGCCCCAAGCGCAAATGTCGTCGCGCTGTCGTAGCGCGCCTCGGTGATCGGCACGTTCGAATACACCAGGCCAGCGCCAGGAGCGATGACGTCAGCAGCGCGGGTGACCTGGGTAAATCCGGTCGGTATGTAGCTGGTCGCGCGGTCCTTCTCGCCCTGCACGCGCGTGACGAGTACCGCGTCGCCGACGGTCGTCGATGCGCTGGTGCCAGGATAAATGTACACGCCGGCTGTTTGCGTTACCGGGTACACGCGGGTGATCTCGATGAGCGTGTCCTCGGTTCTGCTCAAGCCCGTCACGCTATGAAGCGCGCCAGTCGCTTGCACGATCGCCCCGGGGCCGGAAACGATGCGCGCGGTGGCGTTTGCGTTCGGCCCCCATAAGGTGCCGTTCACGGGGTCGATCAGGCCGACCGAACATTTGTCGGCTGTGTCGGCTCGCAGGGCCATCTGCAGGACAAGCTTGTCGCCCGCAGTGATGCCTGCGAAAGTATTAGAGCGGCTTTCGTTTTGCGAGGTGCTGCCCTTCGCTACGCGCACATACGGGATGCCGCGGTATGTGGCGGTCGTTGGCGACACGGGCGCCCCAGCCCACCAGTTCGCGCCGCTCAAGTCCTCCGACCCGGTAATAAGGTTCGTTGCCGCCACCTCATACAGCGGGCGAGGCGCGGCACTCAGGTCCGCCGGGTCATACGTCACCGCCAGGGTATCGGCCGGCACCTGTACCAGCGTGCCGGTCCGGTCGAAAACCCATTTGGGCGACGGGCGTGAGCAAGCCACGTCGCCCAGGGTTACAGGGTCAACAATAATCATGCGAGAACTTTCGTTGCAAGTGGCGTTTCGCCGTTCACTGCCGCATCGAGGTGGCCTGCGGTTTCCTGAGTGCCCTTGGCGATGGCGCGGTTCTCTGCGCTGTTCGCTTCGCGGAGCTGCTTGACCTCTTCCCGCAGTGCGCGCACTTCGGTCACAAGCGCCTCGTTGGCATTCGAAGGATTTCGCAGCGCGCTGATGATTGCCTGCGTGCTGTGGATCCTCGATGCGCCGGTGGCTTCGATCTCGATACCCCTCTCGCCAACTGCGCGAATGCCACCAGCGAAATCACCGCCGCTGGCAAAGCCCGGGATCTTGTGAAGGCCCTTGTACTCATCCGACTCCATGAAGAACGAGCGGATCTTGTCGAGCGACGTGCCGCCGGCAAGAATGCCCTTCCAGTAATCGAAACCAGCAGCATCCGGCGCGCGGCCGAGCAAGTCCTGATAGAAGCCGGCGATTGTTGCCGTGCCGCCTACTACCGGGTTGGTCTGCGCAGTGCTGATCGACGACTGGAACGCCGCCAAGGCCTGGCCGAGAGACAACGTTGCGATCGACTGGCCATTGAGCGCGTCGAGCTGCAGCTGCCCGTTCGCCACGATGTCGTCCAGGCGCGCCAGTTGATCCTTCAGAGCATCGAGCGAACGCTGCTCCACCGACAGCGAATCATCGGTAAGCCCTGCTAGCTGCGCGACATCGTTTTGTGTCTGCAGCAGGTCGCGCATGTAGTCGGCGTACGAGCCAAATTGCGAGCTCGCATCCTGCGTGACTGCGCTCAGCGCCTGTTTCAGCTTCTCCGAATCCGGCAGCGGGCCGCCTGCTTTCGCGATCGCCAGCGCGGCGCGGATCTGCGCCTGGCCGACTGCACGCTCCATCGCCTTCTGGTCCGGAGACTTGAGCGAATCGAGCGTGCTGTGGAGTGCTTGCGACAGACTTTGCAGCTTGCCAAAAGCAGCGGTGTGCGCATCGACGCTCACTTGGATCGCCGACTTCTCGCGCCCGACGACCTTCTGCAGCGCCGAATACGAATCGTTGACGCCAGCGAACATCGTGGCAGCAGCATCCTTCACGGCCTGCATCGCCTCGGCTGCCTTGTCGACCGCTTCAGCCGCCGCATCCGCTGCCGGGTGCACCTGGGCGAATGCTTCAGCCAGGGCCAGCAGGGAATCCAGCTGCTTTGCGCCCGACTCGCTCGCCGCGGCGCCGGAAGTGATCAGGCTATTGACCAAGGACTTGAACTCGTCCCGGGTTGCGGGAATCGTGCTCAGGCCCAGGCTGGCCAGCGCCTTATCGAGCGCTTCGGCTACCGGCTTGATACGCTCGGCATCCGCCAGGAAGTTCTGATTGAAAAACGCCGCCTGGGACGACAGCGCCGACAGACCACCGGCCATGTCGATCAGCTGCTCGCGCGCCTTCGCGCCACCCAGCCCTGCCGCACCAAACAGCGTGTCAGCCGAGAAGCCCAGAAGCTGCGCAACCTTGTCCGTACCCTGGAAGTCCCCTGCCAAGCGCTGCAGCGTGGCCGACAGCGCCTCGCCGGACTTTGCGAAGTCGTTCAGGTTCGGGACCAGCTTGCCGGCGATTTCGTCGCCGATTCCGGTAAAGAAATCGGTGATCGCCTGCTGATCCTTCGCCTGCTCGCCAGTCAGCTTCAGGTCGAACTCTTTGCTGTAGTCCTTGATCCAGTCAGCCTGCACACCCAGCGACATTGCGAAGCCCGACGATGCATTCTCGATCGCCGCCAGACCCTGCGTGAACTGCTTGATCATGGCGTCGGTCAGCGCCTTGGTATCGGTCCCGTTTTTATCGGAACGGAACCAGCCGCCATCCTGGTGGTAGCTCGTGTAACTCTGACCCGACAGGCTCGACGCCGAGAGCGTGCCCTTCAAGCCCTGATCAGTCACCTCCTTCGGCCCCATGCCGAAAGCACGGTTGACCAAGCCACTGATCGCGCCAGCCACCGCACCACCGATCGGGCCAAAAATGGCACTTGCAACCGCCGTGCCGATCTTCTCGGCCGTCATGAAGCCAGATCCGGTTTCGTACTTGCCGGAGATCGCCGAATTCAGCGTCGAGCCGATCATGTAGCCGCCGACAGTGCCGCCGATCTGCCCTGCCCACTGTGCAGCTTGCCCAGGTGCGCCACTGCCCATCGACAGACCGAGCTTATCGAAGCCGGTTTGCACGCCGCTCGCGATGGACTGCTCCATCGTTCCGCCGCTCTTGAACATGGTGTACACGTTCGATGCTGCCTGCGCCGCAGTGATCGTGCTATTGCCTGCGCCGATGCTGCCGGCTGTGGCATCAGGGCCGCCGGCCATGGCTTGCGCCATCGCCGTCGAGCCATCGAAACCGACCGATGCACCGATATTGACGATCCACTTCTTCATGGTCATCTGATAGAGCCAGTCGAAGAAGATGTTCTTCGCCGAGTCCCGCATGCGCGCCCATGCGTTTTTGCTGCTGTCGAAGATGCTGATGAAGGTGTCGTGCGCGGTCTGCTCGATCGACGCCCACATCTTCTTTTGCTCGTCCAGTTGAGGCTTGATCGACTGGTTTCGATACCAGACGACATACTCCTGCTGCAGCAGCTTTTGAGCCTCAGTGCCATCGCCTGCCAACGCGATGCGCTCCTGCCAAAGCTGGGAATCGATCGCGAGCTGCGCGCTGGCTCGCTCCCTGTCATCAGCGATGTAGTCCAGGCCAAAGCGTTTGTTCTCTTCCGCAAGCTGAGACGCGTACTGCAGCGCCTTCGTTTGGCCAAGAGTGGCCTCGCCAACGAGGATGCGAGCCCGCTTTTCAGCATCCAACTGCGTTAACATCCGCTCAGTAATGGGTTCTTTCTTTGCCTCCAAGTCAGCAAGTTGTTGCTTTCTCCATGCTTCAGCTTCAATCGCAACCATCGCAATGGCACGAGCATCGGTCGTTTTTCCGTACATCGCGTACTCGACATC